GGCAACGCTGTCATTGCTGGTGATCTACCATAGATTTCATGTGATGCTTTTAAGTATCTTGGTACTACAAAAGGAAACTCAACAAAGCCACCTACTGATAGTTCATTACCATTTTTATATTCTACATAAACAGATTCAAACTCCATGTTCTGTTTATCTTTTTTTGCAGGGTTAAAATCTTGTCTTGGATATACTGCGTGTAAAATATCTATTTCATCGAATGGGTCTTTATCAACTTTTCTTTTAGCTTCTTCTGATAAACCTCCTCCAAACTGTTGAGCAGCAGCTCGCAATGTTATTTTAAATTTTCTATATACTGTATCTATTCTACCTTTATCATTTTCAGTTACATAGATTTCGTTGATGTGTCTTGTAGAAAATTTTAAAAGATCAGCTTGATCTTCTTCGATAAACATTGCAGCAGTGCCAAATGTAATTAGATCATGATACAATTCAAATATTTCTTGTTGAAAGTTTGATCTATTAAAAGCAGTGTACATTGTTTCAGTTACACCTTCTAACCAAAGTTTAGCTTCATCATCTGCATCCAATCCTTGATCTTTATATCTTAATGAAAACCAAGGAGTAGAAGGGTTAGTCAGCATCCCATGTAAAGACGCAGCTAACAATTCTACAGCTTGTATTGGAGAAGAATCGAAAATTAGTTCTGTTCTTTTATCACCTCTTGATCTGGTTTTAGTTACATCAGCTTTTCTAGGTTGCATGTAATCTGCAACTTCTTGCCAATGTGTTTCCCAGTTTTGTCTACCAGTTTTAAGGCGATCAAATCTCGCCATGATAGTTTTAGTTAAATCAGTTTTTGCCATTACACACCTAATAAAGTTCTTTTACCTAATACAAAATTTCCTGAAGCACCACTCTGTGAAGTAAGTATTGTCATTCTTCTACCTTTTCGTTTTGTTTTTCTTGCATCATATTCTGCATCTGCTTTTGCATCAGCAGTTTTTTCAGCTTCTGTTTTTGTTTCAGTTAAGATAGTTGAACCTCCAACATTTTTTTCAATTACAACTCTTCCACCACCATCATTATCACTTCTATTAATAGTTCTACCCATAGCATCTAATTCACCAGAGCCTCTACCTTTCATATAACTTTTAAAATCATCTATTGTACCAGCATAAGCCTCACCAGTTTTAGGATTTGTTTTACCAATAACATTTTTTGTGTAGTATTCTTTATTAATATTAAATGTTTTTTCACCAAATAATTTTGAAGCAACAGTGCCAACTATAGAAGGTACAAACTTTGGTGGTTCATAAGTATAGTTTGCAAAATCCTCCATATCTTTTTTCATTTTATTTCTTTTAGATATGGCAGCAGCTTTTTTAGCATTTGCTTTTGCTTGTGTAGATGTTTGATAATTTACCTTTTTATCGTCTGAACCTTGGCTTGTAGTTTTAGTTTTAGTTGTAGTTTTTTCTCCATAGTAACCACTTCCACTACTAAATCTTGAGTGTCCTCTATCAGAACCTTTGTTACTTTTATCTCCATGACTATGACTTCCACCAAAATGACCCGGCATAATTATACTCCAAATGTTGTTGAGGATTTAGTTTCTTGCACAGTTTCTTTTGTGCCTTCTTGATTTGCAACTTCATTTTCATAAGTCTTATCTTCATATAAAACTAAAGCCTCTTCTTTTACTTCCTCTTTAATTTTCTTTTCTGCTGGTTTCTTTCCAAACATTTTTTTTAAAGTTCTTAAAATCATTACTTACCTAACAAAGTCTCCAACGCATCTTCTTCAGTTTCCTGCACACCTAATGGTCCAGTTAAGATAGTTTCTTTTCTACCTTTTCTTTTTCTTCTGATTGCGTCTTGTTCTTTTTTAATTCTTTCTTTTTCCTCTGCGGATAATTCTGAAACTGGTGGTTCTGGCGGTGGTGGAGGTGGCGGCAATGCCGGCATTTTAGGTGAAAAAATTGAACTCATAATTATATAATCCTGTATTCATTATCTGCTACACTTTGTGGTGCAGCTTGTCTAGTATTTATTTCTTGTAAACCTACAGCTAAGTATCTCATTGCATCACACGCATGAGACGACCAATCGTGTACAGGTTTACTTCGGA